CCCTAATGGTTATACAACAAACACCGGTGATATTACGTCTGTAATAGCAGGAAACGGCCTTACAGGTGGAGGAACATCAGGTGGAGTTTCTCTTAATATTGATTCAACCGTTGTTAGAACGACGGGGGCTCAGACAATAGCAGGGGCGAAAACTTTTTCGGATGATGTTAGGTTTAATGATGATATTTTAGATTATCAAGGGAATGTTGGAGCTGTAGGTCAAGTTCTAGTTGCAACAGGCCAAGGCTCTGTAAATTGGGCAACTCAATCTGAAGGCGTTGAAAGTGTGACGCCTGGCGCTGGTTTAACGGGTGGTGGAAGTTCTAGTAGTATAACAGTTAGTGCTAACTACGCTGCTTCAAGTTCAAATTTAATACAATCGGCAGCGCAAGTTACAACCGTAGCTGACAAAAGTTATACTCCTTATATTTTAATATCTGACTCAAACCCTGGTGTGAATAATGGTGCGGTACAAAAAATAAGACTTGAAAACATTAATTTAGATAGGTTTGGAAACACACTGGCTGTTAATAAAACTATTAAACTATCTAGGTCTACGATAAATAGTTCTCTTAACGCTAGTCCTATATACGTAGACAACACTAACGGTGGTTATGGAGAAGCTTACAATTACGACAGTGACGTTTCTTCGCAGTATGGTAGTAGACATATGGGTTTCAGATATAACGGAACTGTTCGAGGTAGTATATCTCAAAGCGGAACAACCTCTGTGGCTTTTAACACAACCAACTCAGACGAAAGACTAAAGAAAAATATAGAAACTTGGGACGAGAATGTATTAGAGAAATTTGAGAAAATAAAACCTAAAAAGTTTAACTTCTTAGATGACAAAGTTGACGAAGAAAAAACAAAAGGGTATATAGCTCAAGAAATGGTCGAATCTTTTCCAGAGGCTTATCCAACAGATTTTAGCGAAGAAAACTACTACAACTACAATCCTTCGGGTATGGTGGTTTATTTAACAAAAGCTATAAAAGAGTTGATAGAAAAAAATAAACAACTAGAAAGTAGAATACAAACACTAGAAAACAATTAAATAATGGCAACAACTTACAAATGGGACTGCAACACAGTAGATGTATATCCTCAAGAAAATGAAGAGTCAAATGTCGTTTACAATGTGCATTGGGTAGTAACAGGAACGTCTAGTCAAACAGATGCAGAAGGTAATTTTTACACTGCTAGAAGCGTAGGTTCTCAACAAATACCTTTAAGCGCTGAAAATGAGTTTATACCATTCGAAAACTTGACCAATGAAATAGTAACTGAGTGGACAAAAACAACTATGGGCGAGGAGGTTGTAAATAATATCGAAGCTAACGTACAGAGCGAAATAGACGAATTAATAAGCCCAACCAGTATAACTATGACAATAGAGTAGTAAAAAAACATAATTTCAAGTGATGATATAAATATATCAAATTAAATAAAATTAAATAAAATTATGTCAGACAAAATTGTTAAAAACCTAAACTTTGGTGAAGACGCCAAGACTACGGTGTTTAAAGGTATTAAAAAGCTAACCAAAGCTGTAAGCTCCACTCTTGGAGCTAGTGGTAAATGTGTTATTCTGGAAGATAGTAGCGGTAAACCTGTTATCACTAAAGACGGTGTAACAGTAGCTGACTCTATAGTTTTACTAGATCCTGTAGAAAATATGGGTGCTACATTACTAAAAGAAGCAGCTAGAAAAACAGTTAAGGAAGCTGGTGACGGTACTACTACAGCCACGGTTTTAGCTCATGCTATTTTAAAAGAGGCTTATAAGCTGGATGAAGATTACAATAGTAGAGATTTAAAAAACGGCATTAATGACGCTGTTAAAAAGGTTGTGAAGTATTTAGAGAAAAACTCTATCAAAGTTACAGGTGATATGATTGATTCTGTAGCCACTATATCAACTAACAACGATCCAAGCTTGGGTAAAGTCATCGGAGACGCTTTTAGGTCAGTAGGAGAGACCGGAGTGGTTATGATGGAACCTACGAGCGAATCTGAAACATATGTAGATGTTGTAGACGGTGTTCAATATGATAAAGGTTTAACTAACTCAAACTTTGTAACAAATAAAGCTAATAAAACAGCAGAGTTAGAAAATCCTTTGGTTTTGTTAATTGATTCTCCCGTAGAGAGTATTAGACAGATTCAATCTGTTTTAGAGTACGTTATTAAAAACAATAAACCATTATTGATTGTAGCTGATATGGAGCAACAAGTTCTTTCTGCTCTAGCAATGAATAAGGTTAAAGGTAATATCAAAGTAAACGTAATTAACGCTCCTACTTTTGGTATTAACAAAAAAGATACTTTAACAGATTTATCTATGCTTACTGGAGCTACTGTTATAAATGAGGATCTTGGAGACGACTTGGATCTTATATCGGTTGATAAATTAGGTGAATGTGTAAAAAGCGTTACCAGTGATCAAGAAACAATTATACAAATAAAAGAAACACCTAACGAAGTAAATGAGCTTATTGATCAAATTAAAGAAAAGCTTGAAACTGAAAAATCTCCTGCTCAGGTTGTACGACTTGAAACTAGACTTGCACGCTTATCTGCTAAGGTTGCAGTTGTTAAGGTTGGAGCGAATTCAGACATTGAACTTAAAGAAAAAACAGATAGAGTCGAAGACGCGATCTGCGCTACGAAAGCCGCTATAAAAGAAGGTATTATTCCAGGAGGAGGTATCGCTTTATTAAACGCATCTACTAATACAAAAGCTAAAAACAAAGGTGAGAAAGTTTTATTAAAAGCTATTAAAGCTCCTTATGAAACAATCTTGTCGAACGCAGGTCTAGATTTAGTTTATCCTCAAACAAGAAACAGAGGGCTAAATGTGGTTACAGGTAAAGACGTAAATATGGTACGAGCTGGTATTATAGATCCACTACTGGTCACAAAGAGCGCGCTTAGAAACGCGGCTTCAGTAGCAACTACAATATTATCTACAGATTGTGTAATCAATAATTTAAGAGTTGGAGATGAAAGCAATAGGTAGAAATTTAATTATAAGAAAACAAAAAGAAGGGGCCACTAAAACAAAAGGTGGTCTACTTCTTGCTGAATCACATAGAAACGATATAAGATATATAGAAGCTAGTGTAATTTCTATTGGAAGTGACGTGGTTGGCGTTAAAGAAAATGATAAGATATTTTTTGATAGACACGCCGGTCACAAAATAGAAATAGATAAAGACTTTTATCACGTTATTAAACTAGAAGATATAGTTGTTGTTTTATGAAAAAGCTAGATGCAAGAGATATAAAAGATATAAACTTGCTAAAACATTACCGTATAATACGCAAATGGGCTTGCAAAAACAACAATCTTAATGACGCTGATTTAGAGCTTTTAATATATCTTGATTGTATGGAGCACTTTTCAAAACAAGATTTTAAGACAGGTTCTTATTCATACAGTTGGGACAATAGACGTTGGAATAAACTTTTAAAAGCAGGCTGGATAAAAGTATGGAGAGAAAGAAATAGAACCACTCAAATGTATAATATATATCAAGTTTCTTTTCAATGTAAACAATTGATAAACAGAATATATAGAATAATGCTTGGTGAGGAAGATATACCAACCAGTTCAAGAAGAAACAAAATAATAAGCGGCAATAGTTATACGGATAAAGTTTTAACTACAGCCATATATAACGTTAATAACGACAAAGAAAGATAACTATGCCTACTTACAAACAAGACTTAAAAGCTACGACAGGTAACGCACCTGCAAAGTACATAGACCCAAACACTGGGCTAGAGATACCTGATCAACAACTAACCTACGCTACTCCAACACCTGGTAATCAAATGGGTGTTGCTAAGCCTTTATTTAATCAAGCGGTGACTAGCGCTGGTAATCAAATTTTTGGAGACGTAGAACAAAGACAAAGATCTTTACAGAACCAAGCTGGATTTATACAATCTCCCATGTATTTTAAAGATCAGACGGGAGATGGAAAAATCACCAGAGCAGACGTAATCAAGGCTAGAACAGAAGGATATAAAAAATAAAAAATATAAATCATGGCAAAACAAACAAAAGCAAACGGTGTGGTTGGTGAAAACACTATATGGGACGGACCATTAAGTCAAGTAGGTAGACCTCACGGCAAAGGATCTAGTAGTGGATCAAAAGGTATGAAATTAAAATTAGCTGACTGTGGGTGTGATTCCTTGAAAGGACCTATTACTCAAAGAGCTAAGTAACAACATGTTTTCAATGGGAGATATAAAATTGTATATGTTAAACGCGGGCGCGTTTGCTGTTTCTATGTCTAATATAGATGTAGTGTTAAAGCTTACTTTGCTAGCTGTTTCTATTGGCTACACGGTTCAAAAATGGTATAATCTAAACAAAAAATAAAATGGCTAAGCTAGATAAATCTAAAATGGCTTGTAACAAGCCTAAAAGAACTCCAAGTCACGCGACCAAGTCTCACGTAGTAAAGGCTTGTTCAGGCGGTAAAGAAAAAATCATTAGATTTGGACAGCAAGGTGTTACTACTGCTGGTAAACCTAAAAAAGGAGAGTCGGCAAAACAAAAAGCAAGACGAGCTAGCTTCAAAGCTAGACACGCTAAAAATATTAAGAAAGGTAAAATGTCAGCTGCTTATTGGGCTGATAAAGTAAAATGGTAAGATATGGCTTATAAAGGTTACAACCCTAAAAACGGTAATGGAATAAACCCAGAACCAAAACCAAGTAGAGATCCGCAAGAAATAGCTAAAACTCTAGAAAGAGATTACCCAGGTTACAAAGCTACTCACAAAAAAGGCACTAAAGACGAGTTTTCTCTGCTTAAAGGTGGAAAATCTGTTAGCATAAAAAGAAAAGTAGCTATTCCAAAGTCTACTAAAGATGATATTCATTATATTAAAAAATCAATAAACAAATAATTATGTACGGAAAAAAAGAATCACCAGCTAAAATGGGTTATGGAAAATCTCCAGCGAAAATGAAAGGATCTTTTGTATCTAAACACTGCACGCCTACTTCTCCATTACAAAAGAAAAGCTGTAAAAAGAAATACTAATATGGCTTTTAAACTTAATCCACCGTTTAAGTGTGATAACACTCCTGTTTACCGAGTAGACACGGAAGAAGGTGTTTTAGGTATGGCAAACAAAAATGGCACTATACTTATAAACAAGTATTTAAGCCCAGCCAAAGCTAAAGAAGTGGTTAAGCACGAAATGATACACGTAGATCAAATCAAACGTGGAGATTTAGACTACGATGACAACAACGTGTATTGGAAAGGTAAAAAGTACTCTAGAAAGTCTATGGACGAGGGAGCTAAGAACTTACCTTGGGAAAAAGAAGCTTACAATAAAACAAGCAAATGAAAAAAATATTAAGCTTATTAACAGGTGGCCTAGTTAAAGATGTAGGTAACGTTATAGATAAACTAACTACTACAGACGAAGAAAGACTAGCGGCTAAGCAAAAATTGCAAGAACTTTTAGAGCAAGCAGATAAAGACGCTCAAAACCAAATAACAGAGCGTTGGAAGTTAGACATGCAGTCTGATTCGTTTTTATCTAAAAACATAAGACCACTGGTGTTAGTTTATTTAACATTTGTGTTTACTATTTTAGCTTTTGCTGATGGTAATATAGGCGGTTTCCAAGTAGACGACGCTTATACTCCTATATTTCAGTCTTTGCTTATAACAGTATACGGTGCTTATTTTGTAGGTAGAACGTGGGAAAAGAATAAAAAATCAAGTGATAATAAAGATAAGTAAATAAAAATTTAATTAAATCAAATCAAAATGAGTAAAATCAAAAAGAATCAATTAGAAAAAATTCAAGAACAGCAAAGCAAACTTCAGTCTCTTTTAACAGATATTGGGGTTATTGAAACACGTAAGCACGAATTTTTGCATGCTCAAGCTGCTCTTTCTCAAGAGATTGAAGCTACTAAAAAAGAACTTGAAGAAGAGTATGGTGCTATCAATATCGATATGAGTGATGGTAGTTATACTAAGATTGAAGAAAAAGATGATTCTGACTTAACTGTGGTTAAATCTGAAGACTAATGAGTTCTGTAGTTAGAAAAATAAGTATAGGTTCTGATTACAAAAATGATGCAATGCATTATGCTGTAGGCCAACAAGTATATGGTGGTCACGTTATATCTGCTATTCTATATAGTGAAGATGATAACTCTTACAGTATTTACATCAAAAAGAAAGACGAGGTAATGCCATGGAAGAAGTTTAATTCTAACATGGCAATATCTGTTGAGTATGATCTAGAATACTGATGAAAAGTTTATTTGACTTTATCGTAAAACCAATCGATAAGAGATACGATAATGAAATTAAAATAGGTGACAAAAGCCTTATAACTAATACTAATACTGAAAACTTTAGAGCGGTGAGCAATAGAGCGGTTGTAGTTTCAACACCATCCGCTTACTCTACGTCGATAAAAAAAGGTGACATTATTATTATACACCACAATGTATTCAGAAGTTTTTTTGATATTAGGGGCAAACGAAAAGACAGTAGATCTAAATTTGTAGATGATTTATATTTTTGTGCGCCTGACCAAATATACTTATACAAAAGCAATGACACTTGGAAAGCGTTTCAAGATAGGTGCTTTGTAAAACCCTTGTTAGATAATAATGATCTAACACTGGATAAAGAGAGAAAGCTTATAGGAATACTAAAATATGGTAATAGTTCCTTAGAAGCCGCTAAAATCGTTCCTGGAGATCTAATAGGTTATACACCTTACGGTGAGTTCGAGTTTATTATAGATGATGAACGATTATATTGTATGAAATCAAATGATATTGTAATTAAGTATGAATACCAAGGAGACGAAAAAGAGTATAATCCAAGCTGGGCAAAAAGCAGTTGAAGAATTAATTAAAGTAGCTAAAGAAGCTATTGTAGATTCTGATGACGATATTTCTGCTGATCGCCTTAAAAATGCTGCTGCTACTAAAAAGCTAGCTATTTTTGATGCTTTTGAAATACTTAAACGTATTGAAGACGAAGAAAACATACTTAATGAAAAACCTGTAGAAAAGAAAGAGAAAACTTTTAAAGGGTTTGCAGAAGGAAGATCTAAGTAATGTACGAACAAACACTATATAAAGTATTACCTAACCATATTAAACCTAAAATAATTAACAAGAAAAATAGGTATAATAAATGGGAGTATGGTTACAACCAAGAGTTTGATGTAGTCGTAATAAGTAAAACCGGTAAAATCGGTGAGATATACGAAATACAAAACTTAAAAATAGCTTTACCTAAAGAAGACAACACCCACGAGTCTGAGGACAAGAAGTGGAAACCTTTACAATATCCTAAAGAGTTAAGTAAAATAAAAACTATATTTGACTGGAAAAACTACGATGAAGGTTTTAAGGAGAAATGGTATGATTACATAGATAATGAGTTTAAGAAAAGAGAACAAGGCTTTTGGTTTAACAACAACGGTAAAGCAACTTATATTACTGGTACTCACTATATGTATCTTCAATGGTCTAAAATTGATGTTGGTAACCCCGATTTTAGAGAAGCAAACAGATTGTTCTATATATTCTGGGAAGCGTGTAAAGCAGATAAGAGATGCTTTGGAATGTGTTATCTTAAAAACAGACGTTCAGGTTTCTCATTCATGGCATCTGGAGAGACAGTTAATGAAGCTACAATTGCAAGCGACTCGAGATTTGGAATATTATCTAAATCAGGTCCTGATGCGAAGAAGATGTTTACAGACAAGGTTGTGCCAATATCGGTCAACTACCCATTTTTCTTTAAACCCATACAAGACGGTATGGATAGACCTAAAACAGAGTTAGCTTATAGGGTACCAGCTTCTAAATTGACTAGAAAAAATATAACGTCTACCGAGAGACTAGAAGAGCTAGAAGGTCTAGACACAACTATAGACTGGAAAAACACAGGAGACAACTCTTATGATGGTGAAAAGCTAAAACTTTTAGTACACGACGAAAGTGGAAAATGGGAGAAACCAAATAATATTCTAAACAACTGGCGAGTAACAAAAACTTGTTTACGTCTTGGTTCTAGAATTATTGGTAAATGTATGATGGGTTCGACATCAAACGCTTTAGATAAAGGCGGTGAAAACTTTAAAAAACTTTATTACTCATCAGATGTTACAAAAAGAAACCGCAACGGACAGACTAGTTCGGGATTATATAGTTTGTTCATTCCTATGGAATGGAACTACGAAGGATTCATTGATTCTTATGGATTACCTGTATTCGATACACCAAGAGAGGAAGTTTTAGATCCTTTTGGTGATACTATAAATCAAGGTGTTATTGAACACTGGCAAAACGAGGTTGAAGGTTTAAAAGACGACCAAGACGGTTTAAATGAATATTATCGTCAGTTCCCACGTACAGAGGAACATGCTTTTAGAGACGAAGCAAAAGAGTCTTTATTTAATCTCACAAAGATATATGAACAGATAGATTACAATGCTGACCTACAAAACACGTCTACAGTTACAACAGGTAGTTTTATGTGGGAAAATGGCGTAAAAGACAGTAGAGTAATATTTTATCCCAACAAAGATGGTAGGTTTAAAATAACTTGGGTTCCACCTGCTGATCTACAAAATAGACTCGTAATAAAAAACGGTATTAAATACCCAGGTAATGAGCACTGTGGCGCTTTTGGTTGTGATAGTTATGATATATCTGGTACGGTAGATAAAAGAGGATCTAATGGATCTCTTCACGGTCTTACTAAGTTTTCAATGGAAAATGTACCACCTAATTTGTTTTTTTTAGAGTATATATCTAGACCTCAAACAGCTGAGATATTTTTTGAAGATGTATTAATGGCTTGTGTTTTTTACGGTATGCCAATATTAGCAGAAAACAATAAACCAAGATTATTATATCATTTTAAAAGAAGAGGTTATAGAGGTTTTTCAATGAATAGACCAGATAAAGTGTATAACAAGTTATCTGTTACAGAGAGAGAAATAGGTGGAGTACCAAACTCAAGTGAAGACATGAAGCAAGCTCACGCTGCCGCTATTGAAACGTATGT